GTGTTGCCTGTGGCTAGCCCGTGGTTATTTTTATTGTTATGCAATTTAAAGTAATAAAGTCATACTATACAAAAATGAAATCAACCTTTTAGTATTGCATCAATAGAAAAATCGGTTTTCTTAGCCGCAGGTTCGTCCTTCTCAAACCCCGTAGGACGTTGTCGCTTTGTCCCCGATCTCTGTGGATCGGTTGAAGGCATAGGTGCTACTATGATTGGCTCCACTGGTTGGTCAAGTAGTCTCGGTCTGAACACCGAGTGGCGTGAGTAGTACTCACGCTGGTTTGGTGTTGCGACCATTCCTACATCCCTAAACGTCTGTGGTTCTAGTAACAGATGTGCTTCATTTTCTAGCCCCAAGCGTTTTACCTCGTCTATGATGTCGGCGCTGTTGATGTTGGGTGCAACAATCTTCAACACACATTCTAGTGTTGGTATTGTTGAGATCAACATACTCTTTACCAAAGCGTCTACTGTGGTCTGATCAATTCCAAGTTCTAATACGACGCTTGATATTATGTCGTGCATGGTGGCTAGCGACACAGGCAGTTGTTTGCCAATGTCGTTTAATGTTTCCACCATATCGATGCAAGCAGCTTTTAATATTGATGCTGTTCCAGGATAGTACCACCCACCCATTATGTACAGTGTGGTGAAGGTTATATACCTTATCACTAACAACATGGGCCCTTTGTAACGCTGTGACGTCTCAACCTTGTTGAAGACCATGGATTTGATCAGCCGCTTCGGATCTAGTATAGAAACCCATTCGAACTTGTCACCAATCTTTATGGCGCCTATAGAAAACCCGAGCAAGTCGGCGTCAACATAGGCCCCTACATTGGCTAGTGTTGTTGGATTTATCTTCAGTTCTTTTAGCTCATCGATGCCATAGTCTCTTTCTGTTGTTAGGTCTATGCCTTGTAGTGACACTATCCTTTTTACGTCTTCAATAGTTGCTGCCTCCTTCTCACAGCAGACTGCGGCTAGGCCCATTCTGTATGAGTTTAGCATCGTTGTTAGTGGAGTGCCAGACTGCATGCCTCCAACTTTGAGTAGTACTTCGCCCAATTGCCCGACAGAGTTTATGTTTCTCCTGCCGTGCTTCTTTATCAGCGGCGCCAAGGGCTCGTCTTTTGTTAGGACATAGTCTACAAAATTGTCTAACATGGTTGTACTCACGTTAGTGCCCTCCATTTTGGATCCATCCATCGAGGTGATCCTGACACCATCTTTGCCGTTGTAAACGACAAACATGTTGTCAGAGTAGGTTACACACATTACCTTACTACTGTTGTAAGTTAGCACTAATTCGGCAAATTCACTCGCCATCTTCGTCAATGCGGGCCTCTTGAGCAACGACCGACATGTCGTTGATAGCGGTTGGTCGGGGACCGACTTATTGATGTGATGTACAAACATTGATAGCAGTGATGTTTGACCTGCGTTCAACACGTAGATGTTGCGTGTTTTCTTCTCCAGGTCCTTCACTTCATACACCTCCGCCTTTGGTTTCATCCTGGCCATGCCAGGCCATTGAGCGTTTGTGTCTGGATCACCTGCTATTATCTTGGCTAGTGTTAGTGCTTCATATAGTACGGCGTCTTCTCGTTTCACATGGGGTTTGAATGGGGCGCCCTCCTCACTCCCCCTGTTCATGGTGGGTTGATCGGTTTCTGAGTTGTTTGTGAACATGTCGAGCAGTGTTGGTGCCTTAATGGCCTT